CCGTTTACCACTATGTCAACGAATTTCGGTATAATAGGTATTGGCTCCCAATTCAAATTTAGATATGATAAATCCCCATCTATTGCTAATTCATTTTTATATTTCGCAACACTCTGTTCCCCACGGGCGTATTTTCTTAAGCGATCAAAGTCTCTAGCCTGTTCGTAGAACCTACCGTTCCCGTCCTTTTTGAACCAGTCGTATTGGATACTTTCCCCAACTTTCAAACCGAACTCCTTCGTTTCTTTGACTGAGTCTGAAACAAACTGACTAGGGAAACCTGCTGATGGTATATTAATATTTACTTCTTTCATATTATTTTAATCATATATGCTTCCAATTAGTCCTATTAACTATCTTTGAAATAGCAGTCCTGCTGACATTATACTTAACGCTTAATTCTTGCTGAGTTTTTTTTGTCGTTTTATGTAAGTGACGAATCTCTAATACCTGGTCAGTTGTAAGTTTTGCGGCAGCTATCGATATTTTTTCTTTATGCTCCGCAGATATTTTCTTACCTGTATTAATCTTTCTCAACATCTCTTTATGTTCTGTAGACATCTTTCTTCCTTTATTAGCCTCTGATATTTTTTTCTTATTCTCATCAGACATCCTTCTTTTTTTATTAGCTTTTATAACTTTTTGCCTATGAGATTCTGTCATTCCTAAACACCCATCACCCCCATCTGTCATGTTACATAGTGTTCCTTCTTTTGTACAACTCCTTCCGTACAACTTTATAAATTCTATCTCTTTCTTTTTTATAAACTCATAGCAGTCATGTTCGAATATTATCTCAACTCTGTAATCAGTTTTTGCAACTATTCTTTTCCACCAATCACTTCTACCTGTTTTATTATGCGCCCGTTTATATTTTCCTGTAGTGCCTGCTCCTATCCCTATATAAAACGGAACGTTAAGATCTTCTCTAATATGCCTGTATAAATATGCCATATATTATTTATTTAATTATTTCACTATACATTCCTCTGTTGTCATATTTTACAAATTTAACACTTATTTTCGACTCTTTCTGCTGAGGCTGATATAAGTGTCTTTGGACAGCCATTCGTGCCAACCCTGAACTAATAGATGCATCATGCTTCGTTCTGTTACTTATGTCAAACTTTGCCCAATCTATTAGCGTTCTATTAAAAGGCATCGTGCCTATCTCATCTGCATCTCTAAATATCTCTTCCATATCATACCCTACATACTTCTCTATATAACTCTCTATTGCTGCAGCATGTGCCTGCTTTACATCCTCACTACTATTTGGTATCCCCCCTAACTCTCTCTCTGTCTTCGATAGTTTGTTGTATGCCTTATCAGGTCTGTTTAAACAGTAGTGCCTATACCCTCTGTTCTTAAAGTGGTATAGTAACCGTGGCTTATTATTCTCTACTAAGATAGGCATTCCATAGAATACGCAGGCAAGAAGTACCTCTTCGAAAAATATCTCTGCTGTTTGAGGTCTAGCAATATATTCTAAAAAGAACTCATTTGAAGGTGCATCCTCCATATTGAATGTTGTTATACCATGCAATGAACCGTTAGATCCTCCACCGCCAACTACTCCTGAGATATCATAAGAGTCACAACCAAATGCTCCTACGTGTTCGTTGCCAGGATGTTTTAATCCACGAATCACAGACATTTTATTTTGCATTCCTTTTCGTGGTAGCCATGACACGTAGAACCTACCCTCAGGGTTTGGTGTCCAAATAACCTTAGTATCTTTTATACCATTCTCCCAATGAAATGATCCCCGTGTTACATACTGCTCTGTTATAACAGAGTCATTGTAATCAATTTGCTGATAAAGTTTAGTCAAATTAAATAAAGATGACTTACTTTCATCTCTAAATGCATGTGATTCTGTACGGGGAAACTGTCGGAAAAATTCATTCAATGCATCTGCATCTCCTTTTAAACTGTCTCTCTCTGCTTCCCAAAAGTCAATAGCACCCTGAGCAATCATTTCTCCGTCGATACCTAATATAGGTTTCTCAGGAGTATGTAAAACAGGCATACCATACCGATCAATGAATCCCTCCATGTTTTGTTCCATCGGAATAAACAAAGAATATAATCCGCTCTTAGTTCTTCCGTTCCTACTACGTGTACTAACCCTAGAATCCTCATATAACTTTTTAAAGTTACCACCACCTTTAGCTAAAGCATTTACCGTAGAACCCATCATACACTTACCTGTGATCTTCTTACCTAACCTAAGACATGTCTTCTGAACTCTCCAACTATTAAGGATATTATTTGGTTTAAGATATTTTCCGCTTTCGTCATGTACCAAAAATAATAACTTCTCACCATCATAAGCGTTATCATCTGTATTCTTCCAATCTATAGTGGTATCCAATCCTTCATCTAAAAATTCGTCAACCTCATCGTGCATGTTGTTCTTAGTGATCTTCCCTGCAGGAACCTGATACGATAGTTCAGTCTTTGGTTTATCCATACCACTCATGATCGGACGAAAAAAGAAAGGTAACTTTGAGTTTATAGGAACAACCTTATCTACAAACATTTTTTTTGCATCAGGACCTGTCTTTGACAGTATACCAATCCTAGCTCTTTTGGCAATCGTAGATATATTAACGCATTCAGATGATCCCATGAAAGAGAATCCCGATCTACGAATCTTTAAGTAGCACTGACCGAAAGATCTACTGTCTGCTCTACATGCCTCCCAATGAATAAATAATATTCTATTAGCTTCACGGTAGTCAGGATAACCAACGTCGATCTTAGACCACTGCAGATACATGTAATGCCCACCTGTCATATAGGTTGGTATCCCGTTGTTTAATAACCAATACCCTTCGTCACGTAACTTAAACTCATTCTCTATATAATCAATGTGCTGATTCTTAAAGTGATCAGGCATTTTGTTCCACTGAAATATAGTACTAAACTTTGATAGAGACTTAGGTAACTCTTTCCTCTCCCAATACTGTTCCTCACGCTTATCACTTCTCTTATGTATGTCATCAGGGATTGCAGGCAGCGCAACTATTAGACCATCGATATCATACACCTCTCCTATCTCACCCGTCTTACTTATTACTACAACGTTATACTTTTCATTGTATCCGTACTCCCACGTCTTATACCGATTCTTCCTTTTGAAGACATCAGGTGGTATGTAGTTATCTAATACCTTATAGAGTTTATTTTGAATATCGTTCTGCAAATCCTAATTTTTGTTTTGCCCCATTGTCAGAAGGATCTATTTCTAATAACTTTCTTTCCTCTTCTATTCGATTAAGTATTTCAAACGCATCAAAGATCGCTAACTTCTTTGTAGCTGCAGCGTTCTTTAGTTTGTCTGCTGTTAAGTCAGTCTCATCACCCGTTCCTATTATCCTTTCCTTAGCCACTTCTATAAGTTGATCAACTGCCTTTTCTCCTGCCTCAATTATTTTATACTTTCTTTCCTCTAATGTCATAACACTACTGTTATCTGATGATCAAACATTCGATACAACACCTCACCGTCTACAGTAAACTCATACTCACTGTCAGGTTTAAATACAACACGATCACCACTCTTTACTCCTTTTGATTTTAAGTATTCATTAGGGTATACCATCTCTCCTATCAACGGCTCATACTTTGAGTTCTTATGTATATACGATTCCTCCAAAGGAACAGGTCGAACAAAGCAGTACTTACTGTGTGCATTCCAAACCCCGTCCTTCTTATACATAAAGAACTGATCATTCTCTATAAAGAAAAGATCATCCTGAAAAAAACTTCTTCCACTCTTCCTTCTTCCCTTTACGTCATTATAAATTTTAAACGTATTATGATGACAGAGTAATATATCCCCCTCAGATATTGGTCCTCTATAACCTATCGGAGTCTTAAACACCTTCGCTTCGCGATTCGCAAATCGATGATCTTCCTCAGATGTACTCACGATAACATCTACACCACTCATCTCTTTTGTGTTGTTGTATCGCTTCCCACCTACAGGTCGTGCTATGAAGTCGTATGGAGATCTTATATTATGTATCATATTTGATTTTACTGTTTTTACCCTGAACATCCAATACAGTCAATACTACTATCCATTGGTTTTATACCATCTATCTGCATCTTTATATTATGTATGCGATCTGCATACTCTAACTTTTTTTCGAAATCTGTTTCCGTTTTTTTTTTGGCCTCTAATGATAGAAGCTCTTCCTTTAGTTCCTCCACTTATTATATGTTTATATTGTACTCAATAGATATAGGCATAGTACAGTTGAACTCCTTCCACTGCAGTATAGCCTCTGTTTCATCCTCTATGTAGACTATGTAAGAGTCACCCTCCTTACTATATTTAATTAGGTGAATCTTATAGGATCCATTCAACACCTCCTGCCCCACGATGTAGTGCATTGCGCCTGACTTATAATCAGCTCCGATAGATATTTTACGTATTTCCATATCATTTTATTAAATTTTTAATTTGGTTTCCTACCACCTAATATATAAAAAGAAGTGTTATTATTGCTGCTACCATGTTGCTATTGCTACTCGTTTCCATGTATCGGTAGCTACACATATATAAATATAGTCTGCATCCCAACAAATCATACCTGTTGTACCTGTAGCACCTGCACTTGCAGGAGTCTGTGCTGTTCTTATTCTTATTGCGTCGCTGTTTATGTCTAGTTTTTCGGTAGGACTCCCTGTACCTATGCCAACCTTGGCGGTGCTAGCATCAATAGCCATAACTGTAGAGAAATTTGCAGCAAAAAAAGTGACCGCCCCCGATTGTAAATATCCCACACTTGCACCCCCATAAACAACGTCTCCTGCAAATTGACTTCTTCCGTTTATTTTTAAAACATTTTCATTATCTGGAGTGCCGCTTAAACCTACCTGTAACATTACTGTTGGCGTTTCCGTACCGATCCCCACCCTTCCCAAATAATCCACGGCTAGTCCAGTAATTGCGCCATTATTACCAGTTTTTAACAATATATCAGAACCACTAGCCCCTACACCGCTTGTCGCTTGTAATATTAAATCGTCTGTAGTTCCCGTACCTCCGATTATGGTTTGCCCGCCCGATCTTCCTGCTAATAAATTATATATTGTGTGGTCATCGTCTGACAGTCCTGTTAATGCTCCGTGATCTGTCACACCACTAGGTAGCACTATATTATAATCATTCCAAAATAAAGTATCGTTACTTATATAAACACTATCACGAATCAAAAAAGAATTACCATCATCATCAATATAATATATCTTATTATTCGGGTCTTCAACAAAAGAAACCAAGTCTGAACCGTTGCCCGTTGGCGTTGGCGTGAATCCGATTGGTGTTAAGTTTACTGTAGGAGATCCCACATTTAAACTATCGGCTATTGCTGTCTTACCTATTAATCGGAAAGTACCGTTAAAATTTGGATACATTAATGCAAACGTATCTGAGGAAAAAGCCTCCAT